TACACAGTCCTTGGACCGCAGCTTTGACAGGTAGCCCTGGGCGATGAGGTCAGTGACTCCAGCTTCGTAGCACACCTCATTCAGGATGTGATCCTTGTGGCATATTGGACCGCACCCCATCCTGAATGGTGTCGCCGTAAATCCTACTACCCGCAGGTCCTTATTGAAACGGCGGCACTCAGCGATGAATGTCCGGTACTTCCCCTCTCCCTTGGGAGGTATGCGATGTGCCTCATCCACGAAGATCACGTCAAACGGAGCGAATTCCCCGGCCTTCCTGAAGATCGAGTCGATCGACGCGAAGATAATCGGGGAGTCGTAGTCTTTCTGCCCGAGGCCGGCACTGAATACCCCGACACCAGCCTCCGGGTACGCTTCCATAAGCTTTTCGGAGTTCTGCCTGACCAACTCCTTTCGGTGAGCCAGGATGCAAACACGGATGTACGGTGCGTCCCTGTGCCAGAACTCAATGATCGACGCCATCGAGATGCTCTTTCCCGATCCGGTCGGCAACACCACGCACGGGTTCGTGGTCTTCGTGCAGATATGGAGGTGCAGTGCCTCTTGCGTCTCGACCTGATAAGGTCTCAATTGGTATTTCATTGCACGTCTCTCCATGACCTGCGCTTTATCATGTTATCCTCAAGGATAGGGTGCATCTCATACTTCATCCAGGAGTTCCTTGACTCTCGATTTCATTATGCAGATTCTCATCATGCACCTCAGGACCACGACGTCCTCTCGCCCGACCTTATAAGTGTAGGTCTTCCATTCCGGATGCTCCCAGTCCACCTGTTCCCCGTCTGTCCACTCGCTCATAGTTTCTCTCTTATCTCGGCGGTTCCAGCGTACTCTCGTCCAGGCGACTTCCATTCCACGGCGATCTTGTCCGCGAACTCGACTGCCCTGTAGTCGAACGTGTCGACCCTGGTGGCTGCCTCACACTCTCCGATCGGCCGTTCGCCGAGTTTCATCCATGCTATCTCCACGTCCTCCGGCTTTCCCGACCAGAGCACCGGAGTCGTGTCCTCGGAACGCTTGGAGAGAATGTCTTCGACGGGCGGCGACGTGATCCTGGCACCGAATAGCCTCTTCGCCTCCGCGACCGCCGGAGAGAATAACGCCTTTCTGGACAGGCCGATAAGCTCGCTCGTTGAATAGCACACATATTGCGGGTGGTGCGAGCCGTTCGCAAACTTTCCGCCGTCCTTATCGGAGTAAACAATGAAGTCGTCTCCGGTCTCGCCGTCTACCCCGTACCCGTCGACATCGAAACCGTTCAGGAAGTGAGGTATCAGCAGATGGTCGCCGCAGGCCTTCTCTTGATCGGCCTTCGACAGCCCGCGATTGTGCTTCGAGCACACCCATCTCGCACTCCCGTTCAGGGTAGGGGTGGCATGGCAGCACTGCCGGCAGTCTACGCTGGGTATCGGAAGCACGTTGCCGACTCCGTGGCAAAGCTCTCTCGCTGGGCAGAACTTGCACTCCCACCAGTCCGCTCGGTCACTGAGTCTCGACGGAAGATCGTTCGAGAAGATGACTCGCTTAGCCTTTTCTATCAGGCCCTCGGCAAAAGCCTTTCCATGGTGGATTCGCTCCGCCCACATTTCGTCAGTGTTCTTGTTGGCCCCAAAGTAGAGGGCACGTTTCATGCCGGTCTTGTGCATGTAAGCCTGCATCTGGGCGTAGTGCTTCGGGAACCCGGACTCGACGCCAACCGACACGAGCTTTTTGTATGACTTGTCGTTGTGCGTCTTGAACTCACAGACATGCCAAGTCTTCTCGGCACCGGGCAGCCCCAGTAGACAGCCGTCCATGTGACCAGAGAAGTGCCCGCCGAGATCATTGACCTCGAACTGCTTACCCGTCGCCGGGTCAACATCGTGGACAGTGCAGCCGATGTCACGAAGATCCTTGACTATCCTGATCTCTTCCAGGTCGCCAGTCTCGAACAGGCGATAGATACGGCCAGGGAAGTCTTCCGAGCATGCTCCGCGGAACGTGTACCAAAGTCTCCGCTCGCACGGCTCGCCGATGATCGACGCACCGAGGTACGCACGGGATTGTTCGGAGTCGCCTACCTTCTTGTAGTGCGAGAAGATGTCCTCGACTACACGGTGGTTCTTCTGGATGAATTCGGAAAGCTTCGGCATCATAGCGACTCCCATCCGTCCATGATTTCCGCGGCAAGAATAGCTGGCGGAGTGCTATTGACCGAGTCTGGATGTACCTCGTAGTAATACATCTTCTCAGCCGAGTTGGTGAACACGAAAGCAACGCGGCTCTCGTCGGTGTCGTTCCTAGCTGACTCGAATCGCACTTGCATGTTCCCGGCCATCTGAGGGTCAATGAGGCAAAGCTCACGCAGGACCATGCCGGCACGGCAGAACGACGACTGATACTCCACGACGGACCTACAGGCCCGCTTCCTATTGTAGTCTCGATTCATTTCTCTTCCCCGAACTTGACGGTGACGGCTGTTTTCTTCGGCTTGACTTCGACGTGCTGCGTGAGAAAGGCGAAGAACTCTGGATCGTCTTTCTTGACCGACTTATAGCCGGCTACGTCAAGCGACCACGTCACGGAAGATTTCAGAAGCACGTTGGTGGAATGCTCCAGACATAGCTTCCTTATGCTAACGGCATCGACCTTGTAGCTGAGGCCACGCTTGACCGTGACCTTGTAGTCGCCGACCACCACTGAACGCTGGGCCTCTTCGTCGCACTCGATCAGAAGGGCAAGTGCTTCTTCCACCTCGATACGGTTCTCCTTCGCCCTTCCCTCGACAGTCTTAGCACCACTCAGTAAAAGGGAAAGTTCCTTGATTTTTTTCTGTGTTTCCTCGGGAATTTCCGGGTATACCTTTGCCATGTCGTTCTCCAGTGGTTTAACGTGGACGCGGGCAGGATAGCTGTCGGGTTACCGATGGCATTCGCAGGTGGCCAGTGTGCGAGGCGAAGAGCATTGCCCGACAGCTATCTTGCCAGCGTCCATGCTGGGCGGTGACTAGAACGGAATTTCATCACTGGGCAGGCAGCTGCTGCATCCACGGGGCAGCCGCGTTCGTGGGCTGGAGTTGCTGCTGATCCGCGGCGGGTGCGGGCGTAGCAATCAACTCCGGCACCAGCGGCTGCCCGACTCCCAGCGGTAGCATCTGCGGCTGTACCGGGGCCGTGACGAGACCTGCGATGGTAGCGGCTGCGACGTCCGCAACTGGACTGGGGGCGAGAGGCGGGCCGGGGAGTTGAATCGCCTGCTGCACCGGAGCCGGCTGCTGAGCCGCAGGGGCTGGCGGGCCGGGGGCGACGGAGGCGACATTCACAGTCTTCGCGAGCTTCTTGTTGCGTTGCTCCTGATTCAGGAACGTCCGTATCTCGTTGTTGTCCCCCTTGACCTTGACCTCGGCGTAGCATACGCCCTGAAGCAATTGCTCTTCGACTTGCAGGTTCGCCACGCCGATCGCCTGACTTAGGGTGGCAAGCTCGCGACGTCCGATCTCTTCGCATGTCGTGCTGGGGTTCTGAATGTTAAAGCGTCCCCAGAGCTTCCGGCCCTTGAATTGGCCGTCGAGCACCTGAAAGGTGACCTCTAGATAGTGGCCGGTCTTGGCTTTCGTCGCCTTGACCTGGGCAGCGGTGACGACTACCGGATAGCACCCGGCGGGGATGACGTCGTAATCTCCAATCGGCTCGACACTCGCGGTGTCGAATCCGCTGGGTCCAAAAAAATCAGCAAGTCCACTCATTTAGAAACTCCACGGGGTGAAAATGAAAGTGTCGCGACACAGACTCTTAGGCCTCCGGGGGTGCCGCCGCCTTCGCTGCGGCGAGAAACAGCATGATGTCGTTCGCGTGGCCGAGGAATTCGGCCTGCTTCTTCCTTGTTAGTGCCTTAACAACCTCCATGAACGCATCCTCTGTTTCTTTGGCTTCCTCCTTAGTAAACTCGCCTTGGGCCATCTTAAACTCCACGGGGTGAAAGAAACTCTTCAATCAAAGCCAGGGTCAAGCGTCGTCCAGGCACGATCGCGGGCAGTCTTCCTGGAGTAACGCCGCTCCGCTGCACTTGCCCTGGCGGACTACACGTTCGCGATAGCTTGTGCGAACGCATCATAACTCAACGGCAACTCATACGGCAGACGGCCGAAAACGCCTCGGCCTCCACCTGGGTGTGCCGGTCTCTTCTGGGTGTACAAGAAGCGGGCGTCGGGCTCGATCTCGATACCCCTCTTCTTTTCCTGATTGAAACCGATGTCTTCCGAGGTGACGACCGTTTTCCTATTTGCGAAGAGAACGAGGTCCGCCCAGCGAATCAGGAGGTTTGCGGCCTTGTCGTGGATGTCAAACTGATATTGGTCGTACGAGCTTCCGGCCGGATCATCGAACCGCTTGACCTTGACGTGACCGATCAGGATCGACGCCATATTTCGGCTGGACCGCAGTAGGTCGAGCCACTGAGTCATTGCACGCCAGTAGTCAAGGGCCGCAGTGAATCCCTTACCGTAGCCGCCTCCGACCTTTTCGATGTTGTCAGCAGCAACTCCATTCTTGTCCTTCCAACCAGCCGCGGTCGCGTCCCAAACCAATGGCTCGAACGCACTAGTAGAGTCGACGATGGCAGTCTGGCGGTCGTGCGTCTGCTCAGACAAGGCCTTCAGCCAGCCGATGCAATCGGTGAAGCTGCCGGCTACCGGCGTGACTTGGCAACGAGCCTGTACGCCTGGGTCGTCAGCACCCTCTTCGCCGATGATCGGTATCAGGGTTGGATTCGGAAATCGTGACGCGAAGTCAGTCTTACCGATCTTTTCGACGCCGAGAAGCAGGATTCGCGGGGGCCGCATGCCCTGCATGGGCGTGATTAAGCTGAGATCAAAAGCCACTCTCTTCTCCCTTCAGGTTACCGGAGTACGACCGAGATCACTACTTCGTCTCGGTCTTCGTCTCCGAATTTCAGTTCCTCGACGGCTGCGTGAAGGATCTCCATCATTTCGTTCCTGAACCCCTCTTCTTGGCATGACCCACTGGAGAATGGCCCCAGAAGATCCTTCACGGTGCCTATGTGGCGGGTGTCCCCGTCAACTTCGATGTAAATGTCGTTCATGTCAGAAACTCGCTTTCATCATCTTGCTCCTGATGTTTCGCGG